CCTCCTGACTCAGATGAGGTTACATTAGCCATAATCCATTGAAGTTTAAGTTCATTTTCAGTCATCATGTTAAGTGCTTGTTGAATATGTCTAGTTTCTATCCATCTGTCATCACTCTCAGCTAAACTAAGGATAGTTGCAACCTTAAACATAGTATCATGTTTCCTACCATAATAACCTTCTAGTTTAGATTCTCGTTCTTTTCCAATCTCCTTAACATACCATTCCTCAGACATCTTTCTAGCTTCGGGTGTAAAATCTATGTAGCCTCTAATTGTTCTAATGTGATTAAGGTCTTCCATGAGGTCTTTTCTTAGCTTGCTGTGGTTAGTTAGTATAGTAGGAAAGAGGTTTGGTTTTTTTGGCTTATCCTGGTAAACAAAAATAACGCGAGAAGTAAATCCACCACCAACTGCATCAGCAGGAATAGAGGTCTTTAACCATTCAGCAGTGCTAGCTGCTAGCATAGCTAGTGATACATTCTGTAGTAGCTCTATGCCTCTAGCGCGTGTACGGTAACTCCAAGTAGCAGGACTATCATATAGGTCAGTAAGGGTTGGTATAAGGCCACTCTTATGTGCATCCATTCCCATAAACACCGACAGCTCGCTTGCATATATAATACCTGCACTACTATTATCTACTTTTGCTTCTGTAAGGGATTGGATAAGAGCTTCATTGGTAATCTTTTGGGAGAAGATCATAGGAAGGTCTCTGAGCTCTTGAAGCAGACTAATACCAATGTGAGTGGAGACTGACTTACGGCAGCTACTAAAATAATGAAGAGGTTTGGATAGATGGTATAGTATCCACGGTCAATCCATACATGCCTACCAAGTGTTGCAGACATTACTGCTATGGCTACCCATCTATGAAACTCAATAGGGCTTTCTTGCTCACTCGTATATTCTAGGTAAGTGTCTAACCAGTTCTTACACTTCCTCTTATAAGGAACTGGCAATTTTACACTCCTAGTTTATACATTTGTCCCCAGTTAAGACCTACCTTTATGTCTATAGGAATAATTAGACTACTACCATTTACTTGAATTGGAAACTCGAAATAGTGATGAATGAATTTAGAGATATGCTCAGGAGGTGTTTCTTTAGGTACCTCCATGATAACTGCATCATGAACCTGTAAAATGAAATGCCACATGTCTGGTAGGTTAGAGTGTGCCTTTACCAGCCCAAGATTTAAAAGGTCACCAACTGTTGACTGGGGGACAAATGCAACAGCTGCTCTTAGCAAGTCATCATTCCATCTACCAAGAACATTCGTTTCCTTCCAAGGGGAGTATTGAGTGTTCTAGTTTTCCCAAGTTGAACCTTTATCTCATCATGCCATCTTTTTATTCGTGGGTACATGGCATAGTAAGTGTTAAGTAGTTCTCTAGCTTTATTCTCAGCAACTCCTGCTTCTCTTGCAAACTTTCGAGGACCAATCATATAGTTAGCAGCATGTACAAGCATCTTTCCTAGATATCGTTCATCTTCACTTATATTTTGGGGAGCCTTTTGGAAAATCATAGCAGCGTTTTTCCTATGGACATCTTCACCCTCTTCAAATACTCGCATTAGTCTATCCTCACCTGCAAGTGCAGCGACTACTCTTGCTTCAGCTTGGCTAAGATCAGCATTGACCATTATATAGCCCTCATCGGGAATAAAAAGGCTTCTTACTATTCCATCTCTGGGGATATTCTGTAGGTTAGTACCAGTTCCAAACACACTCTCTCTACTTGAGAGGCGACCTGTCGCAGTTCCAGTAATCATGTAACTGCAACGGATGCGTCCATCCTTGTCAAGAGGAGCTTCTATATAAGTTGATAAGAGCTTATTAACCTTACGGATGTCCTGGATAAGCTTAAACATAGGATTTCCTGGAAAGCGAGCATCAAGCTCTTCAAGAGCATCATCATCAACAGTTATTGTTTCTTTGTTAGTACCATCAGCTTGTTTACGTTTTCTATATATTGTGGGATATTTAAATTCCTCATACACAAGTTCTTTCATCTGTTTAGGGCTGCCTACGTTAATAGGATGTCCTATTCCAAGCTCAAAGCGCCGTTGCATAGCCACTACATCAGCACTTAGATTAATTCTTATCTTCTCTCGTGTCTCTACATCAATCTTACATCCAAAGTTCTGCATATCAAATAGAGGCTTAATAAGCTTGTGACTAAGATTAAGATATAGATCGGTAGTTCCCCATTCCTCTAACTCATTCTTAATAGCCATAGCACACTCATAAGTGCGAGCAGCATCCATGCAATTGTAAGTCCAGTAATCTTGAAGTCCTCCATGTATCTTATCCTTATGATATGGATGATTAGTGTATATACTTACCAGAAAGGCAAGTGACTTAGGGAGTTCTGGATAGACACAGTGATGTGCAATCATAGTGTCCATCCAAAGAGGTATATTATCTATTCCCCAATGCATTCTTAGAAAGGTCATATCAAATTGGGCATTTTGGGCTATAAAGTCTATCCTCTTTGAGAATAGCTCTTTTAACTTGTTTACTATCTGTATCTCTTCTTCAAGTGTCCAGAATGAGGTGCTACCACTAAAGAATGGTATACAGATTGCTTCTGTAGATGACCAGGCTAATCCTATGCATGTTATCTGCTGTAGGTCTTTAGAGGTTTCTATATCAAAGCTAATAGCTTTTCTATTAAAGAGTCCATCTAGTGTACATAGTACTTGTTCAAAACTAGGGTTGATGATAAATTTATCTGGAGGAGTCTCTGGGAAGGTAGGAGTCTTGCTCTCTCTTAGCACTTTGGAGAGGTCGAACAACCCTTGTGTGCGGAATTCATACTGTCGCATAATCATAGCAGGGTGTAAAGTAGGTATTACCTTAATCCCACCACAGCTAAGGATAGAGCCCCTCCACTTAGTTATTTGCTTGTGACCTGTAAGTGCATATAACGATTCATTTCCAAATGCAACCACCACATTGGGATGATGCTGAATAACCATCTGTCTAATGCGTTCATGTGCTTGTAATAGCTCTTGTGTTGGCTGACTCCTGGCTTTGTCGGAGTAATATATGCTAAAGTTATTAGCAGGTGGTTGGTATTGGACCACGTTGTCGATGTAGCAATCACTCCGTCTAATGTTGGTTTCTGCAAGCATACTATCGAGAACTTGACCTGAACCTCCAACGAATGGTCTACATAGTCTATCTTCATTTGAGCCTGGTGCCTCTCCTATAAGCCATATCTTTGATGTGAATAAGCCTTCACCTGGAACAAGATTAGCCATGAGCTACTCCTGTTCTGTAGAGTCAGAATCAATACTTACTTCTTGTGTTTGTTCTGCTTGAAGTCTCTCAACGATCTTTGTGTAATAGATAGGATTGAGTTCTATACCAATAGCTCTCCGCTGGGCTTCCTTCGCGGCAATGATTGTTGAACCTGAACCTGCAAATGGGTCAAGTATAAGCTCACCAGGGAATGTCGAGTAGCCAATGAGGTCTCTAAGAAGCTCGGTGGGTTTTTGTGTTGGATGTATCCTTTTATCCGATGGAACACGTTTTACTGAGAATATGTCTCTTGGGGTGCCATTGAGTTTTCTATCTCCTTTCATAACATGGAGAAATGGCTCATAGCTATGTACAAATGATGTCATTTGACTTGGATAACTACCACTACCCTTATCCCAAATAAGTGGAATATGATGAGCCTCAAACCCATGTTTAAGGAGAAGTTTGGTGATAGTATTATACTTATCAATTGCGAAGAAGATGTAAAGGTGCCTGTTAGGCTTGAGTATCCGATACATTTCCTTGAATGCTTTGTCGAGAAGATTAAAAGTCTCAAACTCATCATCTTTAAACTCCACATTACTCATTGTTAGTCGTTTGTAGGTTTGTGCTTCATCTACATCAATCCCATAAGGAGGGTCAGTAAGGATAAGGTCAACTGACTCACTTTCCATCTTACTCATAACATCTAGACAATTGCCATTTATAATGTCTGGATGCATAATTGCCTTAGAACCTTTTATCCTTTTTGCTAATTCCTCATTTAGTATCTTATCTTGTATTTGTTTTAGCTTCTTAAATGCAACTGTCTTTGACTTCTCTTTAAGGAGTTCAGGAAAAGCTGCCATTCCTTTGGCGAGTTGTAAGTCCATAGATACAGTGCCAATGCTTTCACCGAGTGCCGCAGCAGTGTCTTTGACTTTCCAAGTTCCATCTGTTGAATGGCCCTTAACAGCTTCCCCATAGACTTTCTGTTTAAGCTTATGAAGCTCTGCTTTTGCTGCAACCTCTTCTTGCCAAGTAAAGGCATGACGTTGGATATTCTCTTCAAGTTCAATCTCCTTTTTCTCATACTCGTTTAAATCCTTCATATACTTGACTTCAATAGTATCTCGCTTGAGTAAGAGGTGAGCTCTAAACCGTCGTTCTCCAGCAATTAGTGAGTTATTTTCATCTAGAATAATTGGTTCTATGAGTCCAACCGTTTCAATAGATGTAGCAAGTTCATTAATCCCCTCAAAGGTCTTACGGAATCTCTCACCTACCCTAATCAGTTTTATCTCTACTTGCATTTAGAGTAATCTCCCTGTTGTAAAAGGTTTCCCCTTTGCTTGTCCATAAGTTACCTTTTTACCATCCACTTCCATAGGTGTATTAGGAGGAATCTCCTGACCACCCCTTATGATTTTATCAAGAGTATTATCAAGACCTTTTACTAACTCATACATCTCCTCAGAGGGAACAGGCCCATCATCTTCTCCACCAAAGGGCTTGGATTTATCCTTGGTAGGTGTATACTCTTTTGGTTCATCTGTACCATTAGTAATCAATATAGTGTCTGGCTCCATCCCATCAATAGTTTTTTTAAGGAGTATTTGAGCACACTTTACATAGGTAATAAGAATCCCTAGGTCTCCAATAGGAATATCTGGTGCTCCATCTAAAGCCTGATTAAGCATCTCATTTACACTTTCAAGAACTTGTTTTAACATGTGCTCTCCGTAAATTCAAAATTTGAAGTTACGACATACGATGTGGAGGTAGTTCCCACACCATATGTCGTATACCCTTCTATTTCAAGAACTTATCAACCTCGTTCTTGAACTTCCCATTGTACTCACTGATCTTCACCTTTGCACGGAACTCAATACCTTTAACCTCGTCCGTGTCAAAGTCGCCCCACTTGAGGCCAAGTGCTTCACAGCAAGTACGCAGGCCAGCTTGTGCTGTAGGCTTGAGTGTCGTGATCTCAAACACCCCACCAGCTTTCTTAGGTGGCTTGCCTGCCTCATTATTAACACACTTCACATTCGGATCAGCGAACTCGAACAGCCATTGGAGATAATCAAACTCCCCACCAGGCTTTCTCTTCATCTCGCAGCTGACAACTCGGAGCGTGTATTCACCATTATCAACATACCCAAAGTCACCAAGCGGCTGTGCTTCAGGGTTCACGCTGATTCTCATTACTAGTGCCTCCTTTTTGCTTATCCATTGATTTGGAGTAATGTTCTTTTAACCATTCAATCCGACGAGCCCTTTTATGCTCGTTTTCAAGATGGTCTATTACTCCATCTACATCTGCCATTCCCGGCGTGTATACCTTTCTCTTTTTCATGACACTCCATATATTTTACAAAAGTCAGTTTCCACAAGTGCATTTAGCTTACGACTTGTACGGCAAGCTCTTACTCCATCTCCTATAGTCATCATCTCGTATGTAGCTACTGCATCCTTGCCAAGACCCTTAATTGACTTTTGCATATAATATACCTCTTCAAAGTCCTTACCTATCTTACCTGCCATCTGACCCTCTATCAGAGGCAAACAGGTGTCCTTACCTGTTATGAGGTCTTTATCTAGCTTCTCATGACAGATAAAGATTACATTAAGAGGCAGTCTTAATAGGGTATTATTGACTTCCTCCAGGTTAGTCAGTAGTGCTCCATAGAGAGGAAGTGTCATAGTACTCTTACTATTAGCAG